GAAGCGGAGCCCATCAAAGCGGCGGCCATTGAGCGGCTGAAATCCTACATTAAAGCCCAGGCGCGTCTGGGTCGTGATATCCGCAAATCCGCCATTTACGGTGCGCTCCATGTGGAGGGGTTCAGCGCGTCGAGCTGACGGCGCCTGCTGCTGATGTGTTCTGGATAAATCCAAAGCGGCTTACTGCACAGCCTCAACCGTAACCATCGGGGGAACGGATGAATAGCCTGCTCCCACCGGGATCGTCTGCCTTGAGCGCCGCCTGGCGCAGGCCTGCAGTGATATCAGCAATCTTGATGTGCCGCTGCGTGACCTGTGGAACCCGTGGAAATGCCCTGCGAAGTTTCTGCCTTATCTGGCCTGGCGTTTTCGGTTGATCGCTGGATGAAGCCTGGGCAGAGAACGTCAAGCGCAAGGCCGTCAGTGACGCCTTTTTCATTCACCGCGTAAAGAACGCTTGCCGCTATTCGCAGCGCGGTTGGCCCGCTCGACGAATCATCGGTATTACAGAATGGTGGGAAAACAACGCCACGCCCGGCACGTTCGAGCTGGACATTGGGGTGCGGAAAGTGGCATGACACCCAACATGAACACCGAAATGGACAGACTCATCAGTGACGCCAGGCCCGTCAGTCGTCACTGCTCAATCAACATCGTGCAGGAAGTACCGGGTTATCTGTACACCGGCGGGATCATTTATGACGGCGACATTATTACGGTTTATCCAGGGTAACTATCATGGCGAAATTTAAAACTATTATCACCACAGCAGGTGCCGCAAAAATCGCGGCGGTTCTGGCTGGCACCGCCAGCATTGTTCTGGACAATACTGCGAAAATGGCCGTGGGTGATGGCGGCGGCACGCTACCTACACCGAACCCTGCTCAGACAAAGCTGGTCAGTGAGGTTCATCGCGCGCCGATTAACCGGGCGAGCATTGATGCCAGCGATCCAAAAAATATCGTTGCCGAGCTGGTTATCCCTCCGGATGCAGGCGGTTTCTGGGTGCGAGAAATGGCACTCTATGATGCGGCCGGCACACTTCTTGCCGTCGGTAACATGGCTGAAACCTATAAGCCGTCATTAAGCGAAGGTGCCGGGCGAAAGATGGTAATTCGCATGGTGATTGCGGTCAGTGAAGTTAACGCGATCACCATCACCATGGATACGTCCACTGTGATGGCCACCCAGGATTACGTTGATAGTGAAATCGACAAGCACGCAAAATCCCGCAACCATCCGGACGCCACGCTGACCGCGAAAGGTTTTACGCAGCTCAGCAGTTCCACAACCAGCACCTCTGAAACGCTTGCCGCCACTCCAAAAGCGGTGAAAACCGTCATGGATGCAACCAATCTTAAAGCGCCTCTTGCAAGCCGGCGCTGACCGGAAAACCGACTGCACCAACAGCCGCGCAGACAGCAAGTGATACACAAATTGCCACCACTGCTTTTGTAAAAGCGGCAATTGACGCGCTGATTAACTCCTCGCCTGGCGCACTGGATACGCTGGGCGAACTGGCGGCCGCCCTCGGAAATGATCCGAATTTTGCGACTACCATGGTCAACGCTCTGGCTGCCAAAGCGCCGCTTGCCAGTCCGACGCTCACCGGCACGCCAACGGCACCGACAGCAGCTCAGACGGTAAGCAATACGCAAATTGCCACCACTGCTTTCGTAAAAGCGGCTATCGCCGCGCTGGTTAACTCCTCCCCTGGCGCTCTCGATACGCTGAGCGAACTGGCTGCAGCCCTCGGAAACGATCCGAACTTTGCGACTACCATGGTCAATGCCCTGGCAGCCAAAGCGCCGCTTGCCAGCCCCGCTCTGACCGGAAAGCCGACTGCACCAACGGCAGTGCAAACGTCAAACGATACGCAGCTCGCAACTACGGAGTTTGTCACCGCGCGGTAGCACCTGCGTTAATGATGCGGGGAGCCCTGCCCGCAAGCGCCAATCTCAACAATTACGGTCCGGTGCCGGATTTCATCGGTATCTGGTCGCGCTCAACCAATACCAACACAACAGCTGCGTATAACTTCCCAGAGGATAACGGTCAGGGCATTCTTGAAGTTATCCCAGGCGGGCTGCAGGGATGTGCGCAGAGATATACTACCGGAAACGGAAACATTTATATCCGACCACTTACTGCAGCATGGAACGGGACAGATGGCCCCTGGTCTGGCTGGCAACCAGCAGGCAAAAAACCACTGAATGATTTGGGGCTGGGCTTGTTATTCCAGGCAGCTCAGCACAATTCGACTGGCAGCAGTATGATTTTGTAACCGGTCAGGTTATTGCTGCATCAGCAACCAACTGGATAAATTTCCCCCGGAGTTGGCTGATGTTGTAGCAGATAATATTGGTAATTATCTGAATGTCCTGGCTGTGAGTGGAACAACGGTAATTCTGGAAATTCAGGCATCCACGGCGTCAGTAGCAAAGCAAAAAGCCTACTGGGTTCGGATGACTGGCAATAAAGGCTCCAGAACCTTCAATGTGAGATCTTATTTCACAACCTCAACAATTGTCCCGCTTGCCAACGGCGGTACGGGCGCAACCACTCCAGAAGGTGGGCGCAAGTCATTAGGCTTTGAGGCGATGGGTCTTGGGCTTAACGCCATTCAGACGCTTTCGGCGTTTGACTGGCAGCAGGCAGATTTACTGTCAGGCGCTATTTATTTAGTTAGTTCAACGAACGTTACAAATATGCCTGTAGGCTTATCTTTTGCCGCTAATACAGGTTTATACATTCGCATTGTCGGAGCCTCGTCAAACGGCACCAGAAACAGCGTTGAAGTCATCCCCGACACTACATCTAACGGTAATTATAAGGCATATGAGGTTCTGTCGGTCGGGCTAAAGGTTCGCGAGTATTTTACTCTAAGCAACGCTTTACCAACACTGACACCATCCCGTTCGCCAATGGAGGAACGGGCGGAAAGACACTGGATGAGGCCCGTGGAAACCTGGGCGTCAACCGTCTCGTTCAGGGGCCGTTGATACCTACATTACTTCCCAGAGCGATAATTACCGGCTATTCGTTAACGACCAGGGCGGATGGGGGGTGTTGAATAATATTGGCACCCCACAACCGTTGGCATTAAATCAGGGTGGTACAGGGCAACTGATGCGCCAAAAGCCAGGGTTAGTCTGGGGCTGGGTGATTCCGCTACGCGCAACGTTGGCAGCGCTGCAAACACCGTCGCTGCGGGTAATGACAGCCGGATCGTGAATGCTGTCCAGAAAGCTGAGTTCACCTCTGGCCCTGGCTGGATGAAGTTCCCTGATGGAACGATTATCCAGACAGGGGTATCACAGGCCGGATATCTCGGATATCCCTCTGATATTACCTACCCCATTCCCTTTACTGTCGGAGGGCCGGCAATCGTTGCCAATTTTGACAGTGCGGTAGCAAATGCAAATGACTGCCCGGCGTTTGCCACTACTCCACTGACAAATTCTTCGTTCCGATTGATGAGTTCCCGCGGCAATACCGGAACGCTCCCATATGCCCGATGGATAGCCATAGGTAAGTAAAATGACATATTTATACGATGCTTTGACCAACGCATTTTATCCTTTCGCATTGCAGGAGGACTATGAGGCAGTCGGAATGTGGCCCGAAACAGGCATAGAGATTGACGAAGAAACCTTCGCATCCTTCCAGAACCCGGCACCCGGAAAAATGAGGGCTGCAGGTGAAGATGGTCATCCGGTGTGGGTGGATATTCCACCCCTGACCCATGAACAACAGGTTCATATTGCTGAGACTGATAAGCAAAGCAGAATCACGCAGGCCAATAGTTTTATTAATAGCAAACAGTGGCCGGGAAAAGCAGCGCTGGGGCGGCTTAAAGGTGATGACCTGACACAGTACAATCTCTGGCTGGATTACCTTGATGAGCTGGAAGCGGTGGACCCATCCACCTATCCAGAAATTAACTGGCCTGAACAGCCCGCAGCTTTGCGTTAAATGACAAGGCCGCTTATGCGGCCTTGATTGTATGATAACCAGGACAATGGCAGGCAAGTGAAGATGCCAGAAAATGCCAGCACCATGTAGCGGAAACCTCATGAGGAGAACCGCTACATGGCTCAGGACTATCACCACGGTGTCCGCGTCACCGAGATTAACGAAGGTACGCGCACGATCCGCACTATCTCAACCGGCATTATCGGCATGGTCTGCACTGGCGATGATGCTGATTCCGAGATTTTCCCGTTAAATAAACCCGCACTGATCACCAACATCAATTCGGCAATCGCGAAAGCGGGCAATTCAGGAACGCTGAAAAAAGCGCTTACCGCAATTGCTGACCAGACCAGCCCGGTTGTCGTCGTCGTTCGTGTGGAAGAAGGCGATGACGCCGCTACAACTACCAGCAATGTGATCGGCTCAGCCGTTTCTGGTTCTGCCACCCCGCAACACCCGCCACGCTGACGGGTGCCGCGCTGACTGCCGCTGAGCTGGCGTTTGATAAGTTCAAGGCAGTGAAAAGCGGTATTCTGAAAATTAACGTAGATGGAACAGTCCAGGCCTTTGTTGATGTGGATCTTTCAGCCATTCCTGCAGGTACCGACGCCGCAAATATGGCCGCAGTCGCCGCCGCGATTTCAGCAAAACTGACAGGCGTTACCCTGGCATGGAACGGCAGTAACTTCGTGCTGACATCATCTTCAACGGGCATTGCGTCAATGCTCGGTGTGGCTATGAAAGTAGATGTCGTGACTGACACCGGCCCACTGCTTGGATTGGATGCAGCGCACTCCCCTGTCGCAGTTGCCGGGTTGCCGTTAACGGTTCTAACCCTGCCACTTCTGGTACCTTAACCAGCCCGGCTCTGACCTCCGCTGAAAAGAATATCGACAAGTTTAATGCTGTCACCAATGGCACGTTGAAAATCACGGTGGATGGCGCCCTGAAAACTATCACCGGGCTAGATTTCTCCGCTGCCGCTGATTTATCAGCAGTCGCCGCAGCAGTTACCGCCAAACTGACCGGAGCAACAGTGGCCTGGAGTCAGTCCACCGGGAAATTCACCGTTACGTCTGTCAGTACCGGGGTGAACTCCGCGATCGGTGCGGCGCAGGCTGTAGTGAGCCAGACCGATCTCGGGCCGCTTCTGGGATGGATACGGCGCACAAACCTGCGTTGCAGAACGGAACAGCGGCAACAGCTGCAGTCACCTCGCCTACTGGCTTTAAAGCTCTGCTCACTGCTGCGCAAAAACTCGGTGTTAAACCGCGCATTCTCGGCGCACCGGGTCTGGACACTCAGGCTGTGGCCGCAGAGGTGATCGCCACCGCGAAAAAGCTGAGCGGCTTCGCGTATATCAGCGCCTGGAACTGCGCCAACATCGTTGAGGCGATGAACTATCGCGATAACTTCGGCGACCGCGAAGCCATGCTGATCTGGCCTGACTTCATCAGCTGGGATACCAACCTGAACGCAGACGCGATCACCTGGGCAACCGCCCGCGCACTGGGCCTGCGTGCCCTGGTTGATGACCAGGTGGGCTGGCACGAATGCCTGTCTAACAAAACTGTGCAGGGCGTCACCGGCATTTCAAAGGACGTGTTCTGGATCTGCAGGACCCGAACACTGACGCCGGGCTGTTAAACGGTAAGGACATCACCACGCTGATCCGCCGTGACGGGTTCCGCTTCTGGGCGTGCGCACGCTCAGTGCTGACCCGCTTTTCCAGTTCGAGTGTTACACCCGAACCGCGCAGGTGCTGATGGACACCATGGCGGAAGCTCACTTCTGGGCGATGGATAAGGCGCTGACTCCTTCCCTGGCACGCGACATCGTGGAAGGCATCCGCGCGAAACTCCGCGAAATGACCAGTCAGGGTTACTTGCTGGGTGGTGATGCGTGGATCAGTGATGACCTGAACAGCAAGGACACGCTGAAAGCCGGGAAACTGTATATCGATTACGACTATACGCCGGTACCGCCACTGGAGAACCTGATGCTGCGCCAGCGTATCACCGACTCCTATCTGATGGACTTTACCAGCCAGGCTAACGGCTAAGGGACTAAATGGCACTGCCACGCAAGGTTAAATACCTGAACATGTTCAACGACGGGACAACTACGTGGGGATCGTTGAATCCCTTACGTTCCCGAAGTTGACGGAGAAGTTTGAAAAATATCGCGGCGGCGGCATGCCGGGTGCCGTGGATATCAGCCTGGGCCTGGACGATGGCGCACTGGATACCGAATTCACGCTCGGCGGTACCGAAGCGCAGCTGTTTAAGCAGATGGGTACCCCAAATGTTGACGGCATCATGCTGCGCTTTGCGGAGTCTATCCAGCGTGATGACACCGGCGAAGTGCAGGCCGTAGAACTGGTGGTTCGTGGGCGTCACAAGGAAATTGACTCCGGTGAGCATAAGCAGGGCGACAGCTCCACCACGAAGGTGTCCAGCACCAACAGCTATGCAAAGCTGACCATCAACGGCGAGGTACTCTATGAGGTTGACCTCGTGCATATGGTCTGGATTGTCGATGGCAAGGATTTGCTGGAAGAACACCGCCGCGCTATCGGCCTCTGATTTAATGGCGCGGGGATCCGCGCCGATTTTATAGATTAAGGAACAGCAATGAAAGACGAACAACTGAACGAAAACGAAGCCCCACGCACCGAAGCAACGATCACCCTGGATGCTCCCGTACTGCGTGGCGCCACAAAGATTGAAACCGTCGTGGTGCGTAAGCCGAACTCCGGCGCACTGCGCGGTACCCGCCTGCAGGCGCTGATGGATATGGATGTCGAATCCATGATGACCGTGCTGCCGCGTGTGACCACTCCGGCCCTTACCCGTGCAGAGGTCATGCTGATGGAGCCGGGCGATCTACTGCAGCTGTCGATTGAGGTCGTGGGTTTTTTGCTGCCGAAGTCGGCTATGTCGGGTTTCCAGCAGAGCTGACCGTTGATGACCTGGTGGCGGATATCGCCACCGTATTTCACTGGACGCCAGCCGCCACCGCTGACATGTCGCTGACAGAGCTGCTGGAATGGCGGCATAAAGCGATAATGCGCAGCGGAGCTACCAACGATGAATGACCGTAACCTGCGCCTGCAGGTGATAATGAGCGCAGTTGATAAGCTCACCCGCCCGTTTAAACAAGCGCGAGCCAGCACCCAGGAGCTGGCCAGCGCTGTCAAAAAATCCCGAGACGCCCTCAAACAAATCGACCAGACCAGCGGCAAGCTGGACGGATTCCGTAAACTCCAGGCAGAAAACCAGAAGCTGGGCGACCGGCTGAACTACTCGCGTCAGCGTATGGCCTTGCTCAGTGCAGAACTGGGACAGATGGGGCCGCCTACCCAGCGACAGATCGTCGCACTCGAAAAACAGCGCCTGGCTGTTCAGCGCCTGGAAGAACGGCAGGGCCGCCTGCAATCCCAGACCGCCCGCGTCCGGGCTGAGCTCTACCGCGCCGGTATATCCGCAACGGATGGGGCCAGCGCCACCGCGCGCATTACCCGCGAGACCGAAAAGTACAACCGTCAACTTGTAGAGCAGGAAGCCAGGCTGAAACGAGCTGCTGAGCAGCAGCGCAGAATGAGCGCCGCCAAAGAGCAGTATGGAAAGACGCTGGAGATCCGTGATCGGGTAGCGGGTGCTGGCGCGGCGATGACTGCCGCCGGGGTGGGTGCCGGTGCGCCGGTCGTCTCTGCCGTGAAAGATTACGCTGGCTTTGAAGATGCCATGAAAGGTGTCGCCAAGCAGGTAAACGGCCTGCGGGATGATAACGGCAACCGTACCGCCCGATTCTATGAGATGCAGCAGGCCATCAAGAATGCTTCCGAGCAACTGCCTATGCAGAACGGCGCGGTGGATTACGCCGCCCTGGTTGAAGGTGGCGCGCGAATGGGGATCGGTGCCGATGCGAAGTCATGGGACGAGCAGAAACAGCAGTTGCTGAACTTCGCTTCTGTTTCTGCAAAGGCGGCCACCGCATTTGAACTTCCGGCAGACGAACTGGCGGAAAACCTCGGCAAAATTGCTCAGCTGTATAAAGTGCCGATTAACAACATCGAACAGCTCGGTGATGTCATCAACTACCTGGACGATAACGCCATGTCCAAGGGGCTGACATTATCAACGTCCTGCAACGCATGGGCGATACCGCCGATAAGCTGGACTACAAAAAAGCCGCGGCGCTGGGTTCGACATTCCTGACGCTCGGCTCTGCTCCAGATGTTGCAGCAACTGCCGCAAAAGCCATGGTACGAGAACTCTCTGTTGCATCGATACAGAGTAATCGCTTTATGGATGGCTTGGACAGGCTGAAGCTAAATCCAATGAAACTTCAGAAAGCGATGGTGACTGATTCAATGGGCACCATCATGAAAGTCTTGGAGCAAGCAAACAAATTGCCGAAATACGAACAAACATCACTATTAACACAGTTATTTGGTGATGAGTTCGGTGATGATGCCGCTAAATTAGCAAATAACCTGCCGGAGCTGCGGCGCCAGCTTGAGCTTACTCAAGGAGTCGCAGCCAAGGGTCGATGCAAAAAGAGTCAGACATTAATAAAGACTCCCTGTCAGCACAATGGATGCTGCTTAAAGCTGGAACGCAGAACGTCATGAGCGGGCTGGGCGAAACTCTTCGCGCGCCGCTACTGGATATCATGTACCGGATTCAGGATGTCATGGGGGCTATCCGTCGCTGGGTTGAACGAAATCCGGTGCTGACAGGCACGATCATGAAATTGGTTGCGGGTATGGCGGCGCTGTCGGTCATGCTGGGGACGTTGTTGATCGGCTTCGCTGCGGTCATTGGGCCAATAGCTGCCGTTCGATTTGGTCTGACCATGCTGGGTGTAAAAACCCTTCCCTCTGTGGCTGCTTCGGTATCACGCACAGGCAGCGCGCTGTCATGGCTGGCCACTGCGCCACTCTCGTTATTACGCCGTGGTCTGGCGTCATCAGGCAGTGGTGCCGCATTGCTGACTTCTCCGCTTAATTCCCTGCGTCGTTCAGCTGGGCTGGCAGGCAATGCGTTTAGATCCATAGCAGGCGTGCCGCTGGCCATGTTCCGCTCAGGCATATCTGGCATGCGCAACATTATCGGGGCGGTGATGAATCCGATGGCGCTGCTGCGGGGCGGGTTATCCGCTGCCGGAAGCGTAATGCGATTTCTGGTATCAGGGCCGCTCGCATTACTCCGCACGGCGCTCTACGGGGTTTCCGTTCTGCTTGGTGCGCTTCTCAGTCCTGTTGGTTTGGTTGTAACGGCGCTGGCCTCAGTCGCCCTGGTGTTCTGGAAATACTGGCAGCCGATCACTGCGTTTCTGGGTGGCGTCGTTGCCGGGTTCCAGGCGGCGGCCGCGCCGATAGCATCGGCATTTGAACCGTTGCGCCCGGTGTTCGACTGGATCAGTAATACGATTAAATCGCTGTTCGGCTGGTTCTCCGATTTACTAACTCCGGTGAAATCGACAAAAGAAGAGCTGGCCAGCGCCGCCGAAATGGGTAAACGCTTCGGGCAGGCTCTGGCTGACGGGCTTGCGATGGTGATGAGCCCACTGGATACGCTGAAATCTGGCGTGTCCTGGTTACTGGAAAAGCTGGGATTAGTCAGTGAGAAAGCGGCCGCCGCAAAACTACCCGAAGAAGTTGCCAAAAACGCACCAACCGTGACGAAACAGGGGGTGCAGTTAACGCCGGGTGGGTTCCCGATGATGTATGGTGGTTACGCAGGTTATCCGGGGTTTGCAGGGTTCCATGACAATGGCGGGTATATCCCTCGCGGTCAGTTTGGGGTCGTTGGAGAAAATGGCCCAGAAATTGTTAACGGCCCGGCGAATATCACCAGCCGCCGACAAACCGCTGCATTGGCAGCTGCGACAGGAATGCTTCTGGGGTCGCTGGCAACTCCAGTAACCGCCAGACCGATGCACCCGCTGAGCCTTCCGGCTGATTCTTATCAGAGAGCAGACGCCTCACCAGTTACGACGGTTTCCCGCACATTCGCACCATCATCGGCCCACTACGAAATTCACGTTCATCAGGCACCAGGGCAAAGCGCGCAGGATACGGTTGCCGAAGTGATACGACAACTTGATGCGCGAGAACGCCAGGCTTCGTCGCGCCAGCGCAGCAGTTTTTACGATCAGGGGGGTATCGACTAATGATGATGACGTTAGGGATGTTTGTTTTCACGCTGAAAACAGTCCCATACCAGGAGCTTCAATATCAAAAAGCATGGCGTCATGCTTCGAACAACCGGGTGGGCAAGCGCCCCACCCTCCAGTTCGTTGGGCCTGACACGGACACCTTAACGTTGTCGGGTGTTCTGATGCCAGCCATTACCGGGGAAATCTTTCCCTGCTGGCGTTGGAAACAATGGCCGAAACCGGGAAAGGATGGCCGCTTATAGAGGGCAGCGGAACCATCTACGGGATGTTTGTCATCAGTGAACTTAACAGAACGAAAAGCGAGTTCTTCAGCGATGGAGCGCCGAGAAAAATTGAGTTCACTATCACCCTGAAACGTGTGGATGAGTCTCTTTCTGAAATGCTGGGCGACCTGTCGGGACAACTGGTACAGCTGAAAGACACGGCCATCAAAGCTGCCGGAGGGATCCTGTAGTGATAGATACCGGATTTGTCACAGGTAAAGCGGTCATCCCGGCATTTAGGGTGACTATCGAGGGAAAGGATGTCACTGCGACACTGGCAGAACGCCTGATCTCACTGACCCACACGGACAATCGCGGGTTTGAGGCCGACCAGGTGGATCTGGAACTGGATGATGCCGACGGTATGCTGCAACTGCCTCGCCGCGGCGCGGTGATTTCGCTGGCTATTGGCTGGAAAGACCAGCCGCTGGTTGTGAAAGGCAAATTCACCGTTGATGAAATTGAGCATGCCGGCACGCCGGACAGACTGACAATTCGTGCGCGTAGCGCCGATTTCAGGGAGACGCTGAATATCAAACGCGAACGGTCCTGGCATGACACGACGGTTGGGGCCGTGGTTCAGGAAATTGCCGCCAGGCATAAACTTGAACACGCTATTGGTCAGGATATGCTTTCGCAAAAAATCGGGCATGAAGACCAAACCAACGAATCTGACGGCTCCTTCCTGATGCGGCTGGCGAAGCAGTTCGGGGCAATAGCGTCTGTCAAAAATGGCTTGCTGCTGTTTATAAGGCAGGGTCAGGGAAAAACCGCCAGTGGGAAAGCGCTGCCAGCCATGACAATTACCCGCGCAACGGGCGATCAGCACCGGTTCAGCCTGGCTGATCGTGGTGCTTATACAGGCGTATCGGCAAGCTGGTTAAATCTGCGGGAGCCCAAGAAAAAAGAAGTGGTTAAGGTTCGCCGCCGACACAAAAAGACCACGGCTAAACCAACAAAAGCCCGGATCCAAAGCAGGGAGAATACCTGGTTGGGTCTGATGAAAACGTCTTGGTGCTGAGCCGGACCTATGCGAACAAGGCAAACGCTGAGCGTGCGGCGAAATCCCACTGGGAGAGGATACAACGCGGCGCGGCCACCTTTTCAATTCAGCTGGCAATGGGACGGGAGGAGTTATTCCCGGAACTGCCGGTTAAGGTGAGTGGGTTTAAACAGCAGATTGATGATGCGGATTGGATCATCACCACCGTGACCAATACCATCAACGATAGCGGCTTCACCACCGCGCTGGAACTTGAGGTGAAAATTGACGACTTTGAGGCTGAATAGTTTAAAATTTTCGCATTCGAGGTTATCATAACTTGAAAAATTAAGATGGAGAGCCTGTTATGATGAATTGCCCGCTGTGTGGACATGCAGCCCACACCCGCAGTAGCTTTCAGGTTTCAGAGAAGACGAAGGAACGCTACAACCAGTGCCAGAATCTTGAGTGCGGGCACACGTTCGTAACGCACGAGTCATTTGTCCGATCCATTACCATTCCGCAACGGCAATGCGCAGCTCCACCCCACCCACCGGCGGCGGGCAAACCCATATGA